ATATTAAACAGTTTCTCCTTGTGCTCCTCGGTGATCTGCTTGAACCTGAAGGTCGGGTACTGCCCCCCCGTCACCTCATAGTTCATGTCGATCAGCTCCTTGATCACCTGCTCGTTGATGGTGGTCTCCACGTCCTTCCTCAACTGGCCGATGATGTTCAGGAACGTCTCGAACTCCGTCTTGGAGCGTGCCAAGCTGCCCGTCACCTGTTCGGCGGATAGACCCATCAGGCCAGGCATCAGGATGGCGATGCGGATATGCGTGTCGTGCAGGTTGATCGCCGGAATGTAGGCTTCGGAGGTCCGGGGTGACGGGTAGTGGAACTTGAGCTCGATCTTCTTGTCGTGGAGCAGGCCCGACCTGTTTTGCACGTTCTTGACGAACAATTCCAGGTTGGCCCTCTGAGTGGCCGTGATCGCGCCCTCGTGGGAGATATCCGCCACCGGCTCGCCGAACCGCTCCAAGGCGATGGCCATGTACTTCAACTCAACATCCTTACTCCACCACGGTCTATAAGCGGCCCGAAGGTCGCTCTCGCCGTACGGATTGTCGAAAGTCTGGTTGTAGACGTAGCGCACGAACTTCGCCTTCGGCAGCCTCCTCTGGTTCTGCAAAATCCCGTCGTCCAGGAGGTTCCCGTAGCTGTCCGTCTCGAAGTCGATCCCCTCCGGCCTGCGGAACTTCAGCGCCTTCAGCCCGACCTTGCCGTCGAACTTGCCGTAGTCGATGAGCTGGAAAATCTTCTCCCCGCACGCGAACCCGTAGGTCAGCGCCGTCATCATCTCCTTCAGCTTCGAGTCGAAGTGCCCCCCCATCTCCGCGAAATTCCACTCGGCGAAGTCCTTCAGCTCCTCGCCAATCTCATGCTCTTCCTCTGGAAGTTCCGGGGCCTGGATCTCGTACCCGCTCGAAAGCACGGCGTGGACCTTGGCGGCCAGCGCGGCCTTGACCTGCTCGTCGAAGGACATCTTGCGGTAGATGGTGAGGCCCTTCTTGGTTACGAGCTCGTCCGGGTTGTAGGCGGTGATCCTCCCCCAGAACGTGCTCATCACGCTCGATATCTCGCCCTGGGGGAACGAGTCGGGCTTGGCCTTCGGGGTCACCTCTGCGTAGGTCTTGGCGGAATTTGATCGGGGCTTGGCTATTCTCATGTTCTGTTTGTCATGACGGTTTGGCCCCTTCTGTGATTATTGAATGGTAAGGCAAGGCGGGGAGAGTGTCAAGGGAAAATCCAGCAAGCTATTTGTCTCTCGTCGTGCAATATACGTTGCCGAACACGCCCCTACGACACTCAATGTAATTAGAGATGGCCACGGCCAATGCGATGCCGATCAAGAGGCCGAAAAGGACTATGAGGACAAGCTCACGCATCTCACTTTTGGAGCCACTTCTCTATCTCCGCCGCCGCCTCGGGCCGCTTCTCCCTGAACGCCTCGGCAAGGGGAACTTGGAGGCATTCAGCGCACGTCGCCATGACCCATGAGTGGTGCGGGACGCCTATCAGGCCCATCTCCACAAGGATCTTGCGCCCGCACTTGCGGCAGGCGGTCGTTTCGTAAGCGTAGTCCATGTTTGATGCGCTCATGTCGCCTCCTCATTGGGATTCAGTTCCGCCGTCTCCCAAGACAAACGTAGAGTAGATACCGAAACGGGGACTGTCCATCGTTTATTCTCGCTTATCCAGGATTCCTGCGATCTCCGCTAAAATTTCCTCTATCAGCTTGTCGTCATAAGCCAAAAACCCATCCGCGCTATATCTCGGCAGACGCAAAGTCACCGCGATTTTGACCAACAATTCCCACGCATTCATCTTAGCCATGTTCCCCCTCACCAATCCGGCTGGTCGTAGGAGCCGAAGGACTGGACAGGCTCCTCCTCCTTTATCGCACCCTCCATGACGCCGGTATCCGATATCGCCATCGTCAGCATCCCGGCGTCCGCCCAGTCCGGCGAACGGGCCCTTCTTGCGGCCATCTGGCGCTTTGACTCTATCTGGAACTTGGAGTCGCCCCGTTGGACCTTGCGTATCGTTACGAGCTGCGCGCCCAAAGGGCTCGCCTTGTACCTTGGATCGACCGCGATAGTGCCTGAGATGAACCGCTGGCCGAAGTAGTAGTAAAGCTCGGACCTCCTATCGAAAAACTTCTCTTCCTCGACAGCCGGGCCGCCGACGTTGACGGAAAACAGGTTGGTCCCTTCCTCCATCCCCTTGTTGATGAGGTAATCGATCACGCCCGACTGCGCGATGCCATGCTCAATCACGACCGCACCGTGCGGATGCGCGTCTAGCCATTCCCGAACCCTGGCCCCCGTAACGTCCGTCCTCTGCTTGGAGTAAGATATTATCGACTTCACGAGCGGTCCCTTGCGGTGGAGCAGCACGGTCTCGTTGCTCCCGACCCACGCCACGTCGACCCCGAGCACATCCTGCCAGCCGGGGTCCTCGCCCATGTCCTCCCACCGGTCCACGGATCGGTTAAACTGCCCGAGCGTCACGAGGGCCAGCGACCCGGCTTCGACGAACTCGGCCAATACCGGGGCGATGAACCACGGGCTCTCTTCGCCGTACTCCAATTTCTCGTCGATGGATTCTTGCGTGACGAGCTTCGTGGTCGGAATGTAGCAAGTCGCCTTGCATTTAGGGCAGGAAGTCTCCCCCGGCTCGAACTGGCGGTCGCACTCGCGGCAAGCGGACACTTTCTTGGCCGCCGGGAATGTAATCACTTCCCATCTCTGCCTCTGCCCGCTCGCTATCGCGTAGAACTCCCCCGATTCGTCGCCGGGCACGGACTGCACCAATATCCTGTTGTCCTGCCCCGTGCAGGCCTTCAGCATAGCCTGATAACCCCACTCCTCGACTCCCCTGGCCTCCGTCATGATGTAGAGCAACGCCGGCGAATGGTAGCCCTCCATCTTGGCCGCAGACGCTGCCTTGAACCCCTCCGCGTAGGCCGCCGGGTTGGACTTCTTGTACATGCGGCGCTGGATGACCTCGAAGGCTGACTTCGCGCGCGATTTCCCGGTCCAATAGTTGATCTCCTTCCAGAGGATTCCGACCTGCCTGTCGGACGCCGATGTCGCGGGAATAACGCCCTCGTGGCAATACGCAAACCACTCCACGATCCAAGCGCACAGCGCGTCCTTGCCCACGCCGTTGGCCCCGATGAAGCACACCCTGGCGTTGGGCTTGGCGATGGCGCGCAATACTTTGACCTGGTGCGGCTCTGGCTCGACGCCGATCACCCGCCGGACATATTCGTCGGGGTAGGCCTGATAGTGCGCTATGGCCTTCCTATCCTTCTCGTCCATCGTCGCCCAGGATCTCCTCCTCGTAGATCATGCGGAGGAACGCCCTGGTGTCCCCCGCCCTGTCCTCCTCGCCAATCTCCAGGCCCATCAGCCTGTGGAACTTCCCCGACAGCAAGTTGCAGATGTTGGCCCGCGCCTCCTTGTCCCCGGACAACGCGCGCCGCCACTCCATGTATGCGAACGCCCGCGCTATCGGGATGCGGGCCGTCTTGAAGACCTCCGCCAATTCCCCCTCAAGCTGGGCGCGTGAGTTCTCCGGCAACGCATCCAGGAACTTCTGCGGTATTGGCTTGTCCCCCACCTGCTCAAAGATTGCCGGAAGGTAACGCTCCTTTTTTGGTCGCCCTTTGGAGTTCCCCGTCTGCCCGGGCTTCCACTTTAGCGCCTCCATCTCGGGCGTTAGCTTGCTTTTCGGCCTGATTTTCACCCCGTCCATAAATTACGTTCCACGTGGAACGTCGCCGCGTTTTGCGCCGGTGCCCTGCTCCGGCCATGACGTAAAATCCGGTACGTTAGGTAGCATAAACATTGCCATGATCGCACCCACAACCAAAATGCCAATGCCGAAGATCAAATCCCTAATCATGTTATGCTCCGTCGCTCCGAAACCGTCATCGCCTGAAGGCCCTTCACATATCGCCATTGAACCACTATCTTCACGGATCAAACGTTACCGTCTAAATTGCCAAGACGGTTCTTTCTCATGCGAACATTATATTCTTGCACTAATCTATGGGCAACCGCCTTAGGAACGCTCATGCGCTCCAATCTGGCAATAGCCCGCGCGTCTCCGATTAGATTCTCCGGTCTAAGGGATTTGGCAATTTTGTGGCTAAATTGGTTGCCATCTATCTTGTCCCCATAGCGACTTAGAAAATCTGCCGTGCCTCGGAGAATTCTTTGATCATAAGCGTCTGAAGCCGAACCCCATGTGCCGTGAAGAAAAGAAATAGTCCGATCAAGCAACTTGCCGTCATCACGCCTATAGATTGATCTAACAGCCTCGACCGCGAGAATAATTCCAGGCATCTTCCCGGTACTTTCAATCTTCAAACCATATTGATGCACTATTTTTAAGATCGCTAACACTTCGGCAACGTTCCCGGTTACTTGATTGAGAAACTTATCAATGGCCCGCCACGATTTGACGTTGCTATTTAAAAGATCGCACAGCCGTGCGGCATCGGCTAAGCCCCCAACGGTATAAAGACGGCAAGCAATATTTTGTCTCTCCCAGCCTGACCCTAGCCATTGCTTAGCCGCCCAGAAACCATGCTGTCCGTCAACGAGGAGATACTTATTGTTTCGGCTGCCGGGAATCACCGCCAACGGTCTTAAAATCGCTGGATCAAACTTGGAAAGGATGCGGCTGGCATGCCGCTCGTCGAAATACCTCTGAACACGCGGATGAATCTCTATATCACCAGCTTGTATTTCCTGGTCAACATAGTTATACCCGGAATTATCCGCATCTTTATCACTCGTCTTCATGGCCTCTCCCTTTCTATTCTTTTTATGTTCCGCGTTAATTCCCGACGACATCTCCTCAACTCCTTAATCCAATTTCTTGCATTGCCTTTTTGCACAATCTCCGTTATATGCTCGGCAATAAACATATTGATGACGGTGAGATCGTGAATAGATCGATCATGGGAATCATCAGCCAACTTCTTCGGAGCGTTTTGTTTTATAAGCTTGTACGCACCATAGATCGTTAACTGTTTTGTCAGTACAGCACTCAGTAATTCCTCATTCCCCTGATTCAATATTGTCAATGCTTGAGCGGCCCGATTCCAGCCGATACCCAACTCTTGCGATACTCTGACCGCAGATAAAGAGCGACCACTCTCATTTATCATCTTGCCGAGAATGGTTATTATTTGGCCCCCAGTGATCACGGCTTGATATTCCGCGACTTCACGAGATCAATAAAATTCACCGCGTTGCCACCGACAAGGCACCCGAAACAATGGAACACACCGCCCTCGCTGTCCACGGTGAAAGACGGCGTCTTCTCCTCATGAAATGGGCACAGGCCGAGGTACTTTCCGCCGACCTTTTTCAAGGATACATAGTCGGATATGACTTTCAGAATTTCCGTGGCCATCGCTATTCCCCT